CTCAATTATTAAACTGTACTAAAGACAGATTATTAAAAACACCCAATATGGGCAGAAAAAGCGTTAATGAGATAATCGAGAAACTAGCCGAGCATGGGCTTAAATTAAAAGGCGAAGCATGAATGAACCAACTAAAGCAATCCAATACATCATCGACACCGCCCCCCTATATGCCAAAGCCAAGGCTGACAGAATGTTTTTAGATGAATACAGACGTAGTAAACACGCGCAACTGAAAAGCCTTGCAGGGACTGAGGTTCTGGGAAAACAGGACACTTTTGCTTATGCTCACCCTGAATATATCGAGATTCTAGAAGGCATCAGGCAAGCCGTTGAACTAGAAGAACGCTACCGCTGGCTGATGACCGCTGCACAAGCCAAGGTCGAATGCTGGAGAACCGCCCAATATAGTGCTCGCATAGAGCAAAAAGCAACCCAATAATGCAAAGCAAAAACAAGGCTAAACCTACCGCTAGCGAGAGATTGCATATCGCTAGAATCAAGGCCATGTCGTGCATTGTTTGCCAGGCACAAGCCCCGAGCGAATGCCATGAGATAAATCAAGGCCAATGGTTTACATCGATGCCATTGTGTGAAGATTGTCACCGAGGGTCATTAAATGGAATACATGGCCAAAAACGATTGTGGAACGTCTACAAAATGGACGAACTGTCAGCCTTGAATGAAACGATACGCAGATTGTGCGAGGAAATGCCCTCAAAAAGCGATAAAAGCCCGTTCTAGGCGTTTTTTTATGCTTGGGCAATGTAGCACTAGGTAAATGAAAATAATCGCTCTAATCGTTGATTTTAGACAAAAGAAAACCCGCACAATGGCGGGCTGGAAGGTTAGCGTTTTGTAAGTATTCGTAGAATTAAGGCAATGCAAGCATAGATCATAAAACCCCTAAATTGTGCAGCAGCCACAACATGGTGCATCAATGCAGCGACCACGTTTATTTCTATAGAAGGTTTTCGGGCCTTGTTCACCGATAAATGTAATTGTGTCCGAATCGGGCTGTAGTTGTGCTGTTTTATTACTTGTATCGTACAAAATATAATCACCTGGCCTAATAAGTGCGCCTGATAACTTACATTTCCCAAAGTACTTTGCTTTCATTGTTTTAAGCATAATGAATCCCTTTAATTTGAACAAAGCCGCCGTTATCTTTTTTTGCTTTTCCTTTAGCATACAAAGCTACAACTACTGATTTTGGTTCTATATGGCGGACGTCGCTGTTATCCCCGTCAATAACGCTCCAGCCACGAAAACTAGAAGGGATGTCGCTTTGCTTTTGAAAAACTACAGCTGTGCGAGAATTATTAGGATTTGTAAGGCCCTTAATTGATATCGGTTTTGGGGTAATGGCTGAAAAACTGTACGTAAGATCATAATTACCCGCTGTTTTCCCTTCTAATTTTCTTGAAGGATGTTTTGTATAGTCATAAAACTGTACATCAGGGAATAATTGAAAAATTGTTTTTCCATCATGCACAGCAATATTTTCAAAAGCAATATCGCTTGTCCCATTAGGGCGCACCAAAGGGTTTAAACCGATTCGCTTTGCTTTGTTAACCAAAGACCATACATCAGCGCACAAAGAAAGCATGAAAGCTTCTTGATTATTGTAAAAAAACTGTGTTTTTGCGTCCCTGGCTATTTGTACGCTGTTAAATGCGCCACGTCCTGCGCTTTTTAGGCAACCCTCGAAGCAGCCAGCCAGCTTAGCTAAAGGACAAATTATTTCATCGGGTACAAGGTAGACGATACCCGTCAAATAACCGATCTTTTCACCCTTAATTGTTTTTGCTGACGACTCACCCAAAATTGTTTTGTAGGGTAAGCCACGTGCAGCCAGAATTGTTTTGTATGGATTTCGCATATTGACACCTATTAAAAAGAAAACAAAATAATTATTTGACGAGGACATCAAAGTAATGCAAAGCTCCAAAGCAAAGCAAAAGTCCGATGACCACAGCTGCAAAGATATCTAGAAGAGTATTTTTCATTATTGACACCTATTAAATGACACTAGATCCGCTAGCTAGGTATCAGTAGAGTAACGACAAAAAAAGAAAAAACTATTAGGACAAACCCTAATAAAGTACAATTATTTAAATTATTTTATGGGGATGACATGGCAAGGCCGTCAACACCACAAACCCGATACTTTCAACGACAACTGACAGCCCCTGAAAAACTGATACTTTTAGCGGCTGGTGAGGGTAATTTAATCAAGGGTTTTGCGAATGTCCTGGCACTGTATCAGGAAGCTCACAATCAAGGTTATCGCCCTGATATGGAAATAGGTTATTTAAAAATAGGTCGCAAAACAATAGACAGCCCCAATGATGAGGAATCAGTAAGGGATAGTAAGAGGGAATCAATAGGGAATGTATAAGGGAACAGATAGAACTAGAACGAATCAAGTACATCGGAAAAGGTGCATCAACTACTCTCACCCAAATGAGAATCATTCTCAATTAGAAGTAAATAAGAATCATTCGCATCTAGATGACTGGATAGAAACACAGTAGGGTAAACCCTGATCTGTATAGATAGACAGTACTGTATGGAAAGACAGGGGGGGGGAGGGGGTAGGTTGTGGTGGTAGATATTTGTGGTACACCCCCTATACAAAAAAAGGAAAATATGGAAACACTAAAACGAGGACGAGGAAGACCAAAGGGAAGCGTCAAGATGACCATACAGAGGTTTGCTGACAATCCGCCCTTGGTACTACCTAAGACAGACCATCAACGTCTTAAAGAGCTTAAAGAGCTGATGATACGTAGTGGGGGTAAGGATGTTGCTCAGAAGGTGATAGAGATAGCGCTTAATGATGACCATCCTCATCAATTGGTAGCTTTAAAGATGTGTCTTGACAGGACTCTACCTGTGAGTATGTTTGAGAAGGATAAGTCTCAGAGAAGTGCAGTGACCATCAATATCACTGGATTGGGACAAGAACCAACTATCCTTGAGACTGCAGAAGATGTAGAATATAGGTCAGCCGACTCGTAGTGAGCTTTCAACGTGTGTGGGGTGCGCGTGGCAATACACCCCAATCCTTCTGAAAGAGGACATAAATGACTGAACTGCAATGCAATGCCTGCAATGGCATATTTCCGCTATCGTGCTTTCACAAAGCAGTAACTACTAAGCGTGGTTATCAATACAAATGCAAATCTTGCGTTTCTGCATACGATAAATCCCCAACTCCTGAAGTTAGGGAAAAGAAACTCTCTAGGCTAAAACAGTGGAGAGAAGATAATCCTGAAAAACGGGAAGCACAGAAGAAACGTCATTATCTGAAAAACAAAGATAGGATTGACCAAAAGGCTAAGGATTGGTACAGCAATAACAAAGAGCGATACTATGGAAACGCTATTCTTAGGAAATATGGTATTACGCTTGATGAATACAATGCTTTAAGACAAGAACAGGACTATAGATGCGCTATTTGTGGCGACCATGAGAATGAGGTTGGCAAAAAGATGTTTGTTGACCACAATCACGATACTGGCAAAATACGTAAACTTTTATGTACAAAATGCAATGTTGGCATAGGTATGCTAAAAGACAGTGCTGAAGTGCTTTTAAAAGCCGCCCAATACTTACAGGAACATAATGGCTGATTTAAATTTCTCGCTTCTACCTTGGCAACAGGAAGTTTTTGGCGACAAAAGCCGATTCAAAATCGTTGCTGCAGGACGAAGATGTGGCAAGTCTAGGTTATGTGCCATTACATTGATTATCGAGGCTCTGAGATGCCCTCCTGGTTCTGCCGTGCTGTATGTCTCTCCTACAATGGGGCAGAGTCGGCAAATTATTTGGGATTTATTGCTTGACTTGGGTAGAGAGGTTATCCAAGCTAGTCACGTAAACAATCTTGATATTACGATGATTAATGGGGCAAAAATCTATGTTAGGGGAGCTGATCGCCCTGATACCTTGCGAGGAGTATCGCTTACCTATGCGGTGCTAGATGAAGTTGCTGATATTAAGCCTGAAGCGTGGGAGCAAGTTATTCGAGCTAGTTTGAGCGATAAAAAGGGCCGTGCGCTATTTCTGGGAACTCCAAAAGGGCGAAATTGGTTCCATGACTTGTACAAGCTCGGAGAGAGTGGAGATGATCCTGATTGGAAGAGTTGGCACTTTACCACTGCTGATAACCCTTTGATCGACCCATCTGAGATAGAAAGTGCTAAAAAGACCCTGAGTACCTTTGCTTTTAAACAAGAGTTTATGGCTTCCTTCTCAAATGCGGGATCGGATGTTTTTAAGGAAGAATGGATTAAGTTTGGTGAAAGACCTAATAAGGGGTCTTACTACATCTCTGTTGACCTAGCGGGGTTTGAGGAAGTAGCGAAAC